ATTTTCCTCGTTTCAGGCACATTGCGGCCTTCTTAGACAGCGACTTAGGCTTTAGTCCGTTTCTGTAAATGCTCAATATCACTTCACTTGGATTTGGTTCTGGGACATTCATTTCACCGATGGAGTGAAAAATGAAGTCTCGGGAATGTCTCATGACATGTTCGGAGCAGAACATAGACAAATCAAAGTCTAAGATCTCTTGCTGGCACGCATCAAAGGCAGATTCGATCGCTTTTTGAATTTCAACGGGGAAATCGAATTCTGATTCCATTAGTGCGCGCGCGTCTTCGCTTATCTCATGACGAGTCTCCCACACTTTCTCTTTGAGGGCTGTTTCCAGGGTTTCTCTTTTGTAGGAGTCGAGAACATCTGCGAACTTTCTACAATCGATACTCCTGGTCATACGGCAAACCCAGTGACACAAGGAGGCGATCACTGGACACCTTGAGAAATTGCACAAATAGGAGAGTGCTCTGGCTCTCAACAAGCCTAAGCAAACTTTACGCGTAGCTGTCTTATATTTTGCAGGCAATACGAAAAATCCTTGAAGAACAGGTACTGGGTCTTTTATGATGTAATCGCCATTTGCGGGCTTTTCGCCTGCGCAGAGAATACCACAGAAACCAGCTTCAGAGAAGTTGTTTTTAACGGCAAAATCCAAAACACAACCCAACCTCTCAATCTGGCCGGGAAGTGGTGTGAATCCTTCACAGATGCCATCATCTCCTTCAACAAGTCCCCGGAATTCCCCTTTCGTGATTGAAACCAATTCAACAGGGGATGCATCGGGTTTCTTGGCGGATGACGACAAGTAACTCATGATCATGAGGTTCAGGACCCCATTTGCGGAGGAGGTCCATAAAGCGCCAGACATCAGTCGCTGATCCACCTCAACTGAGATGTGCTTGAAGTCTATCTGACGTCGCCCCAGCATGAGCGATGCGATGAGGTCCTTGAGGGGTCGAATCCCCGTAAGATTCCTCACCATGTGAAGGTACCAGTAATACACGACTTCACAAAACACACCGGAATGGTGTGATTCAAAGGAAGTGAAATCAGTGCAAACAACCTCGCGCGAACCAAATAGCTCACGCAACTTGTCGGGCCAATCACGTGGATTTGTACCTTTGACAAAGTACTTTCCACCGCAATTGACGCTTGCCTGCGAGATGACATCCAACCCAAATGTCCTTTTGTCAATGGCTCTGAAGAGGGGACCTAGCAAAGTCTTTGATTCATCACTAGGCGAGTTGATTGATCTTGCGTTCTTGGGTTCTTTGTAGTTTTCATCCTTGATAAATGAGTCCACATGACCAAAACCCCTCTCGATTCGCGTGATTTCGTCTCTCAGCTTTTTGAGGGCGATTTTTCTTCCCCCAGGGTAGTTGCTCGAGTCAAGCCACTCAACGAATGTAGGGACGTCCACGTCTTTGAGTGTCTCAGGCCATAGTGACCTAATGAGCAATCTCGAATATTCCGCGAATCTTTTCCTCTCATCAGCCACACCCTCTGGCATCTCTCTAGCGTATCGGTGAACAGTACTAGAGATGTAATTGTACGGATGAGTAAGATGTGGCTTGAATGGC